GCACCATCGCCAATACAGATATTTACTTTGACCCTGACGACCTATATATCCGCACCCGCCGCAAGGATACGGCGGATAGTTATAACTGCCTAGAAAACCTGATTTGCGACCGAGCAATTGAGGAGGTTGAAACAGATGACAGGTAAACAACTCGCCACGGCTTGGTTTATCTATCACAACCAACAGCGCTTCTGGCCTTCAATCATCGACGTTGCTTATAAGGTATTAGCTCAGAGGAATTTGATATGAAACCGAAATCAGATGCATGGGTTAGGAGTTACCGGAAAAATAAATTGAATTGGTGGACGGACCTGACCTCATTGCCGCATCCGGTAGTCCACAGATATAGCCGTATATTGGTAGAAGACGCTGACGAAAGGCTGGAAGAAATGGGAAGGGTTGCTGACGCCAGCAAAACCATCAAAATCACCAAAATACATGAAATACGGATTTCAAACTGGTTGGCCCATCTACGACAGAAGCGGAAGGAAACCCGCGCCGCGAATATCAAGTGGATAGAAAGCGCCAAGAGAGAAAGCGCGAAGCTGGACCGTATCGACGCTGAAAAAGCATATAGAACATATGCCAAGGGCCGCAACTTCACCAAGGCGCATATCGACACCGTAATAAGCCAAATGTTTGGAGATTGATATGAGCAACTATGGCATGGAAAAATACGCCTTGGAAATCCAAGACCTCAAAAACATGACCCGGAATACTACTATCTGGGTGCAAAATTCACTCGACGTTAAACGCTACGCCAGAGCCGCCGCATATATCAATCTTGGTATATCAAGTGCCAGGATGGATGAGGGATGGCGTATCTACTTGGAGCCGAAAACATGAAGAATAAAGCCGAAACTATCGCTAAACGGAAGAAGGCGCAACAGGCGTATTCTTCGAAGATGAAAAAAGCCGGATACCGTAATAAATGTATTTTGGTCCACCAGGATAATATCGCGGAATTTGACGCCGCCGTTTTAAAACTACGTAAGAAATGGGGAGAGAAATGAAAGAGCATATCGGTAATTTCTTCGCGCTGGCAGCTATATTTGCTGCGGCATATATTTGGCTGATAATCGGGAGCTTATTCTAATGTTAGAATTAGCCGAATTACTAATCGCAATTCTCGGCGCACTGTGACGTATTTTATAGTGCTATCAGCAATTAGCATCGTTATCGCCTGCCTGTTATTGGCAGCGGTCGCCGGATGGGTTAATTTTATCAAGAGAGAAAACAATGACTGACGAACAACTAGCTGGCATTTTAAAACAGAAAAAATACGCCAACTTCGCAAGAGAAACCTTAAAGAAACCAAGCGCAACGGAGGCCTTCGATGAGGCGCTTAAAATCGTCACACAGGAGCGCGGCAAGAAATACGGCACTAGCACTAGCAGAAACTTCAAGATGGCCGCTGACGGCTTCGCTCTGGTCGCTGAATGCCATGATCCTGAGTTACGTTACGCCCTGTCAATGATTTGGGCGAAAATGGCTAGATTAATTTGCGGCAATCCAGAGCATGAGGATAGCTGGCTGGATATAGCTGGCTACGCCCGGACGGCTTGCATGGTGATCGACGAGAGGCAAGACGATGGCCGGTAAAAGTTGAAATGATGGAGCTAATCATCACAGTGATTCGCATTTTGTTGGGGGCGCTATGAATGACTTGGGTTAATTGGGTGATTTTCATTATGATCCTATTGTTCTTTGTGGTTGTCACTGCTGTAGTGACAGTCTGTATTTGTCAGTGGTTGATGAAGGATATGAATGAATGACCTTCGCTACTCTAATTATAATCGTCGGCGTTGGTCTTGGCTCAGTCGAGATCAAGATCAACTTCGAAGACATAACTGAGTGCCATAAGGCTATGGATAATTTTTATTTTAATTTTTACCGGGACATAGACCGGAGGCTGATATTGCCTCAAGTCAAAGTCTCATGCGAAACAAAAGGTACTCCTCCCGCCGCCGGTTGACTAGGCCACGGAGGATTTTTCCACCGCCGCGCCGCCATTTCCAAAACTCACCCGCCGCACCAAAATAATCTAAACGATTTAATTTCATCCTGAGTGTGCTTGCTTGAAAATTGCCACCACCAACATTATAACAAAAAGAAACCAAAGAACTAAATTGATTGGCATTTAACGGGGCTGAAGCCAATCTTGCAACTGCGTTCTCAGACGTTCGCAGTCCGTAAACCAAAAATTCCTCGGCTTCGTCAATGGTAATATTTTGATAATCCATAGTAATCCGATTACCGTCAAGATCAAAAGTAGAGCCATAGCCGATAGTAGGTATGCCGCTGGGGCAACGGTACACAGCAAGACTGCATCCTTCATAGTACTTAATGATTGCCAAACCTTCTTCATTGATCTTCATCTACCTTCACGTTTGCGTATTTCTCTACTTGTAAAATAGAAAGCAATCATCGAAGATAATAGAGCAAAGAACTCTTCATCGAGGATAGCTTGTAAACTTTCTATCGTGAAGCCATCAGCCGTTAGCACCAAATAGGCTATGGCCCAGTTGATCACTAAGAACTCAACAGCAAAGAGATATGTGAGCACGGGGCGAACACTAGTCGAAAGGGTCGCCATCCATCTCGCAGATCGCTTAATACCCGTCTCTTGTTCTCGGTGCGCCGCAACAATTTCTGCTCCTTCTGCGACAACTCTAGCTTCTGCTACTTTACCTTCTTGGATACTCTCTAACATCGCAAGTTCGTGAGCTTTGTCCTGCTTATCTTGAAAGTAGTCCATAACCTTCGGTGCAAAGCCACCTAGAAAGCCTAGTGCTGTTGTGAATAATGTCAGCATACTACTTCTCCTTTGTTTCCATCAACGTCTTTTCAACGTCATCAATCGTAGCACCAAGAGCCGCGTCATAAGCCGTTAAAATCGCATACATTTTACCGCTTTGCGATTTGTGCACTACCGAGTGGACATTATTCTCAATCGCCCGTACCAGAATATCCACTACCCGCTTGTGCCACTTATTGAAGTTGGAAATGAACGCGCTTGATATCCCCCCTCGTCTTGCATCTGCAAGATAATCTGTAACCGTTTCAGTTAGGTGGTGAGACAACAAAGCGTGCATTTCAGGGTCCGACAATTCATTGAAGTCTGTGGCCTTGACCAGTTTTTTCAGACTGTCTTGGAAAGCAGCGAACTTAATCGTTAGGAATTTCTTAGCCGTTGCTGTCACATCCAATTGTGGAATCACGAGTTGCAGCCAAGTATCTGCATGGGTGAACAGCGAATGATTTAATAGTACAGTTTTGTTGATTTCGCCTGATGCTAATTCTTGTCGTTCAAGATAGTCTTGCACTAGCATGACGCACATTGGGCTGAAACCTGTAATGGCTGCTACTACAATCATTGCAATATTTTTTGTCAAAGTCATTACTTACAACCTCCCGCGATACTGAATCATCAAATCTCTTGGCCTTTCGGGTTTGGTGAAATATTTTCCCAAGCTCGGCCAATATTGGTGATGCACGCTTGACCAGCACTATCCTTTTCTGCATTGATCACCACAAACTGTCCATCGTTCAACTTCCAGACAGCAATTGCATATCCAGCACTGGCTACCCCATGCCCCATTAAAGTAGCATTTGCTTCAGCTAAAAAAACCTTCATATCCGCATTGTCACCACAAATCATATTGACTAGCACATTCCCCACGATTAATTCAGACAGGGCTGGCGACGACCAGAGGACAATCGCGGCAGCAAGGAGAAGTGGTTTAAACACCTTATTTGTCATCCTCTCTGCGGATTTCCCGCAGGATCATCTTTACATCGGCCTTGATCTCCTTGGCAGTATCTGCTTGCTGACGTTGGCGTTCTTTGATAACTGCAACATCAGTCAACACCTGCTGGATCGTTGTTTGATTATCCTTGACTGTTTTAACTATCTTCTGTTGCTCTTTCTCCCCGGCAGCGACATCATTTTCAAGATTGGCCCAGCCGGTAATACCAGCGGCGACGATTAACGCCAAAGGCAAAAACTGCAAATATTTCTTTGGTCCAGGTTCCAGAATTTGGAAGTTTCGGCATTGGGTTTCGGGGCATGTTGCAGTCATGGTCTATTCCTTACTCTGGTTTTGGATGTGCGGACTTGACTGCGAGAACTGCACCTAACATGTCATCAGCATCCTGGACAAGGTCCTCACCTTGCAAGCGGCGGTAGTTCAACTCTTTCCAGAGAGCGTCAAGTTGATCGCCCAAAGGTGGGTAAGCATCAAGCCGATCATTTCTATAGGCAACCGCCGCTAATGCAGCATCGTCACTATCGGCTTGAGATTGGTCGAAGATTAAAGTCTCACCGTCTACGATCCAATATTTCATTCGATCATCGTCAGGTTTGGGTGATACGAATCCCCCATACTTAACTACATGGGCATTTGCGTCAGATTCGGATGCATACGGTTGATATTTGGTGACCTTGTTGTTTTCGTGTTTAACGACTGCAATATGCTTTTCCATGTCTTTTCCTTGTTTTCCTAGATGTACATGATGTTGATTGAGCCAAGGTCGAAAGTGCCGCCACCAACCGAGACCTGGGTAAGTTCTCCTGATAGGGTCTTATCACCAAACCCATGTTGGTTCACCGTTGTTCCACACGTTGCAAACCCCTGATGTGAACACATCCAAGTTAGACCCGTTGTATCTATGCAAGTCAGTATCCATTGCATAGACATGATGTATTCAGCACCACTGGTGCAGCCGTAAGATACAAATGCAGCAGTGTTGCCAATGGTCTGTGCCGTCATCGCCCCTGCGATTTGCTTTCCAGAAGAACTGTACCCAGAAGTCTCCAAGCCACCACTATCGCCTATGGTAACATTCAACTCAGCAGCCGAATCTATTGAAACATTCTCTAGGTTTATTATAATCATCTTAGTCCCTGATGGGATAGACCCGAAGGTTATAGCGGAGCCTGATGTCGATGCCTGTTCTGTACCAAGAGTGAAACCGCCACCAGCCGCCGCCCAGTCAAAATCCGTACCATCATGCGTTAGAACTTCATTGGCTGCACCAACAGCTAATGCCGCTGGATCACCGGAAGCATCACCATAAATCAACTTGCCTCGTGCGAGGCCAGCCATCTTAGCCAGATTTATAGCATCATCCTTAACCTTGACGGTTGTTACGCTGTCATCCGGCGGTGCTCCGCCTTGGACTAAAAAGTTACTCATGTTATGCTCCTTCCGGTTTTGTCGGCCAGACAGGATTATAAATGTCGTCTGTATTTGCCGGTAAATCTCTTAATGCTTGTCTGTAATCTTTTAGCTCTTGGGTGGCTAGGGCATCTGGCGCGTCAGAACTGAACACTCCATCAGTTTCTGCCAAAAGTTGATTTCGTCTTGCTCTTAGCCGTGTAGCGGCTTTAATCGGTAAGTTCAAAACACCCTGCGCTTCCGCTTCATCAGCGGCTGTTTCTTCTTCATCAGAAAAAGGTACAACGGTTTCAACCGGATTAGACCCGCTAACATCTACAACTCTGTGTGTTCTTGCCATTATCTGCTCCTATGTGTGCTTAATGCCGAACAATGAAATACGTCCAGCCGTCATTGTCGCATCACTTTCAAGCTTGAACTGGACTTGGGTCAACGTGATTACGGCTGCTCTAACTGCTGCCATTGATGTCCAGACGATAGTTCCACCGTTATCGTGGTGTGCCGAATTAGAAGTAATTACAGGCTGACCCGCGCCATCTGAAGGCGTGTGCAGATATACGATGCCGCCGTATGTCTCACCAGCCGCACTGCCAATGCCAGCACCACCAGCGCCTTGACCTAAACATAAATCGATTTCTGGATTACCGCCATCTCCGCCGGAAATGTCTGGATTACTGTCGTCACCTCTGGAATTACCTGCCCATTTGTAGTCTGAAGCTCCAGTGTCCAAACCGCCAGCATCACCGACGACCATGAACAAATCTTTGTCATCTGTTGCCACATCTAGATCAGATATAACAAACGCATGAGTGTCATAAGTTGCGTCAATACCAGTAAAAGTGACGGTCGCATCAGCAGAAATGACTGTTGAGGCAATTAACGTCCAAGCACCGCCACCCGCCGCAGCCTGAAACGTGGGAGCCGCACCAGCACCATTGGATGTCAGTACATGCGTTGCCGTACCGACAGCCACCGCCGCTGGATTACCGCTGGCATCCCACGAAATTAGCTCCCCATCGGTCCCGGCTTTAATTTCGGTTAAGCCGATAGCATCCGTTGCCACCTTGGCTTCAGTAATAGCGTCATTAGCAATGTCACCAGTTTGGACAGTTGTCAGGGATGTCCTGCCGCTGAGAAAACCACCCATTACGTTTGCACCAGATAGCTGATCGATGCTTCTAGATTGCTATTGTTCTCTGCGTCGAGCCACAGAGCATCTGAATTATTCAGCACAACTTTGCCCTGAAGTAAGTCCAAGCTATCGTTTACCGGGATATTAATTTGGTGTGCAAGTTCGCTATCAACGCCGCCGGAGCGAACGATGTTTGCTGTCACCCATGAAGCATCTGTGGCGTGAATGTTAGCAATAGTAACGCCAATTAGCGTGATGACCTCAGCACCTCCAGCGGTTAAAGCCGCCGCATCAGATGTCGTAATCGCATATCCTTTGCCGGTTAATGTATCTGCCATAACTTATTCTCCTTTATCCTAAAGCTAAAACTAATCCAACTCCGACACCACTGACAACTGTAGCATCTTCCGTAAGAAGTTGAAATTGTGTCCCATCGTAAATAACGCCGGTCACGCCGTCAGTGGTGATCGATGCGCCGGAGATCGCACTACCGGCTACTTGAATCGCCTTTGTAGCCAATCCTGAAACTGCCAATGTCGATGCACCGGTTGAATTATTTGCGGCAATAAACCAAAAGACCTGACCTGCGGCGTAAGCTGCCACGGCTGGCGAAGGTGCTATAGCATACGCATCAGCACTTCCTGTATCGCTTGCGACGTAGTTCATTGCGCCAGCCTGGGCTTGCGCAAGCGTTAGACCGTCGCCGACCGCCGTACCGACCGCGAGGCCGGTGATCCTCTGATTGCCCATCTGGAGAGCGCCGGTCATAGTACTTTGACCGTCCACCGCGACGGAGTTAGTAATTTCGTCGCCTATATCATCAATAAGCGTGTTCATATCCGTCTCGGATATAACGGTGTCGAAGACGAAGTCTACGACTGCTTTGGTAAAAGTTCCGCCTGATCTAGCCATTATCTGTATTCCTCTTCTAACGATTGCTTTAAGCGCCCTGGGAGGCGGGCCGCCCTGGCTACCGTGGGGCCATACTTACCTAAACCACTACCTACTTTTCGTACTGCCCCCGGCCTTCTAGTTAGGAGGCGGGCGACGCCGCCCTGTATATACGGCGCGTAGGTTGCTGTGCCGACTGTCGCCCCTAGACCCACGAGTGGATCAATAAAGGGGATAACCCCCGCACTGGAGCCGCCCAACAGCGATGCCCATAGTGCCCGGTCAGTGGTGCCACTACTTGGTAAGTCTGATTTTAACACCTCTTTACCGGCGCTGCTTAAATCCTGCATGAGAGACCGGCCTTCTCCATACCTAGCCTTCCGCATTGACCTGTCGGCGGCCTTTACACCAGCATCCAGCTGCACTGGTGACATACCTAATTCTGGCGCGTTTGGTCTTGTGCTGCCCTCACGGATGCGTACATAATTTGCCCAGCCTTCTTGGACAGCTTTTAGCTCTTTTACTTTGGAGGGGTTCGACCGCTCCAGGTTCTTCATGACGGCACTGGACACGTCTTCAAGTGCCCGCCCAACTGATCGCTCTGCTTGGGTCGTCCCGGCCATTAAATCGGCAGATATACGATCTAAGTCGGACTTCATAATTTGAACCAGCTTCCCTGGGATAACTTTAGCCCCGGCCTGCTTCGCCTCTAATAAGCGGTTACTGACAATCTCTTTAACGACGTGATCCAAGTGCGTCCGCGACATCTCCGTCATTTCAGAACCGTGCTTTTTTATGGCAGTTATTATATTGTCAATCAGCTGCATGTCAGGCTTCATCACTATAGAAGGCAGGATACGATTAAACTCAGCCGACAAAGTGTCGTGGACGTGCGCCACTAGGTCAGCGCCGGGAGTTATTCCGTCAGCGTTCTTTCCAATAGGAGCTAGGGCACGGTTAGCAGCAGCGGTGTTTAATTGTAGCGCTGCCCTGCGCCGACCGGCTTTTGGTGCCGCGCCTAAAACCGGGACACTACTCAGAGCCTGCTCCGCGACATCCACGATACGGCCTGCGCCACGGCTGGCCCCCAGGATTTGCCCTATAGTTGGGTTGACGCCTTCCTTCATCAGTGTCTTTACTTTTGCGCCCGTTCTGGGGTTCATGACTTTAGACACTGCGTTAATGGGTAGCATCATCGGGTCGGCTACGTCGGCGGACTTGCGTACAAAGGCGGCTGCCTTGCCTGCCTTGCCTGGCAGCTTTGCCAGTAAGGTTGCCCCACCAGAAATTAATCCGGCAGCGTCACTAATGACACTTAAAGGGCGCTTGGCAAAGTGCTTCTTAAAACCTTCTACGGTGGTGTAGTGATCCATAAACATCTTCCCGACGGCCTGGGCAACTTTCTCGTTATCTTGCTTACCGGGTATCAGCAATTGAACCATGCCGGAGGCCAGCTGCCAAAGCGACTTAGCCGTCTGCCTTGGTTCCATGACCATCGTAGCAAATTCTTTTACCATCAGCTTGCCGTCTTCTGGGGCGTTCTCAAACGCCTGAGAGAACACATCCCCCCAAGGCATGCCAACTTCAGGTGCGCCAGGAGCGAATAGATTTCTACCCGGTTGACTGGGCTGCGTTTTTTGCGGGGCGAATAAATTTTTACCTGCCATTAGGGCGTCACTCCATTGAGTTTATCAATCACGGACCGCCTGCTCATGGCGTTAGCCCGCATAGTCTCTTGAATGTCCTCTTCAGAGACACCCGCTGGCCCCAGGGCGTGCGCTTCAATATCAGCCATAGACCAAAATTTCGTGCCTTTGTAACCTCGCAGGGAGCCGTTGCCTTCTCCCTCATAATATTGAGCTGCTGCCACTTTAGCGTCAAATGCTTTTTGGATGGCATCTTTGAGGGCGGTCACCCGCTGGATGTTGTAGGCTTCCTCAAGGCGGGGGTTGTATGCCCGCGCAATAAGTTTGTCACCCTCCTTTTCTGTAAACTGCCCGCCTAAGACAGCCTTGAGGTTACGCTGTGTTACCTCGGCCACTTTCTCTTGGGCGTCAGCACTGGCAGGATAAAACCGCTCACGCAACGCATCCGGCAAAGCGGAAATTGCAGGGCCAGTAATATTGTCGGAACCCTTCAGCAATTCAATGGAGACGCCAAGCTGATTGATCTGCTTCTGCGTGTCGGCAGCCTTGCCGCCAATAAACGCCTCGGCGTAATGCTTAGCGAACTCGATATCGACCTTCTTCTCAGCCGATGTTAGGCGAGGCAGTCTACGTCCCGTCTGAATAATGGTGGGCTGTCCGACAGTTCCCGCAGGCTGGGGAACTACAGCAGTCGCAGGCTGCCCGTCACCAACCCGAAACGTAGGAGGCAGATACATAGACATATCAGGCGTGACAGTCGTTGTATTTCCGTCGGGTGTCACGGTGACTCTTCCGGCAGCTAAGGCTGAGTACGCAGCCGCATACTGCTTACTATTTGGAGAAGCTCTCTGTAAAATACGACGGTAAGTCATCTCAGAGCTTTTCCCACCGAAGGGGCCAGCCTGCTGTTGCAATTCTTTTTTGCGTGCGTGTTCTTTTTCTAAAAGACTGGCCTTGTGTCTACGCTCCTCATCCCGAATATCCGCCGCAATCCGCGCAGCCCGAGCCGCACCGGCCTGCTGCATACCCATATTCGCTGCCATACGAGCCGCATAAGGATTGTCGCCGCCTAAAGCTCGAAGATTGCTTAAAGCGCGTCTGTAAGGGTCGTAGCCTTCCTGGGCGGCCACTGTATCACGACCCACAAAAGCGTTATCAAGTTGTGTGCGACCACCTAGCTGATTAGGGTCGATTTGCTCCGCTAGTTGTGGGAATATATCTTTTACCCCCATTTGTTGCTTTAATGCATCTTTATCTATCATCTCGCTCTCTGTTGAGACTGCGCCAGTGCCGGAAAGATTTTTTAACTTCTCAGCTAGTTTTGGATATTCATCTGGATCAGCCATAATACTGGCATTATCAATATTGCTAACTAACTCTTCGACACTGCCTTCAACGGGAGCTTTATATGACTTACTCATTGCATCAGCAACTGCTTCAGTAGTATCTGCTCGTTGCTTCCTATCTTTCTGCATACGGAAGCCACGGTGCAGTTGAGTAAGCAGAGACGCCAGGCCACCAAGATGCGTGCCTTGATTCATCGCCTGGCTTCGCTTAAGCATCTCCGCCATTTGACGCTCATGCCGTGGATCGTAATATTCGTTTATATCGCCTCTAGCCATATTATGGTCCTCCCCACTTCCAGCCAGAAGCGTAACCACCGGCTAAGTTGCCTCCAGCTCCCAGGAGGCTATATAGCCCTTGAGTATTAGCACGATTGTTAGCTTGTTGCTGCGCGTAGCTGTTCATGTTGTACATATTTTGCGCGTTCATATTGGCTACTTCAAGACCCGCTTGATTGGGTGCGGTAACAGTCGTCGTCGGTGTACTCAAGAAGCTAGGTTTAACCGGTTGCGAACCAGACATGAAAGTCGACATCTCTGACATCGGCAGATTACGCGCATTTAAGGCTTCATTAATGGCTTGATTACGAGCATTGATGTCAAGGCCATACCGTTGTGCCATTTCATTACCGGCTGCCGCATCAGCGCCCAAGTAGAAATCATTTTGTCTGCGAGCAAGGTTAGCATACTCATCATCATAAGCACCTGACCCGGCTTGGATGCCCTGCGTCGCCATCTTAGTCTCAAAAGCCTGTTGAGCTTGATCCATTTGCGGCTGATTACGAGCAATAATGTTAGCACGAGCTACGGCTCGGCTAGTCTCATCGAGCGTCGGTGCCGGGCCGAATTGACCATAATCAAATGCCGTCCCGTAAATATCCTGGACATCACCCATCTGAGACTCACCAAAATCGGCATAGCCTTGCTTCATTCGATTCGCACTATCAAATAATGATTGCTGCTCCGGTGACATAGTTTGAGTCACACCCATCATATCAATACCGCTAATCTGTTCTCCAGTTGGCCCCCAAATACTAGACCCTTCCGGCGTGTACTGGTTAACCATATTCATAGCGCGGGTTTTCTCAGCAGCGTCCTGGTTCCAGTCTGCTTGAGCAGCCGCACTTGCAGGCGCGTTGATTACGATTGGTGCAGGAGGGTCATCATCTTCGCATGTACAACCCATTTTATTTCTCCTCTACTTTAAAAACGAAAGAACTGCCCATCAGTTCCATATCACGTGCAAAAAATTTATTTTTTCTCTCGGCATTATCCGTTGAATGAACCGCTAGAACTAAATCCTTTCCGGCGTGTTTAGCAAAACTCTGTAAAGATTTCTTCATCTTTGCTGCTGCCGTACTGATCCGATAGTCTGGATGAACATAAAACCAACTATCGCCAAGAAAAATATCATTTGTAAACCAAGGTGATTGCGGGCTAATCCCTGCCGATCCAACTATCTTATCATCTTCCACCGCAACAATACACCCACCTAATCCAGTCACTCGACGTATCTCATCAACCGCACCGGCCACACTCACTTCACGATCTGTATTCTCAGTCGCCATATCCATCAATAACCAGAATATTTCATTGGTATCCTCAATCGTGGCCGGTCTAATATCCATTATAACTGACCCCCCAGTTGATATGTAAAATTAGTTGCGATCCAAGAAGGCCGCGCCGTAGTTGTGTCAATCCGTATTCTGAGAGATGCGCTTCTACCCTTCCCTCGAACGCCACGCCAGCCTCGATAGACTTGACCCGCCGTTCCCCAGATGCCAGACCCCCACTTTGAAGCTCCCCAGATGCCAGAACGAGTTGGACTAGCAGCGGCGATACCAACTGGTGTTTTAATTTGAAAGTCAAGATTAAGATCAAGAGCAGCATTTGGATTGCCGTTACTTTCAAAAATCGGTTCTACAAGTTTAAAAACCTTGTTCGACTGGCTTGAATTAAAATAATTAAATGCTTGGAGGCCATCAGCAGCTATCGCCGTTCCAGCATCACTAGTGCCATCATCAAATTTATGTACAGTACCGTCAGAACGACCAAAGTAGACATTGTCATTCAAAATGCCAAAGCAGAGCGCATTCATACCAGTAAATTTACAGGGTGCCCCTGTAATTGTATTAAAAATATATTGATGCGATGTAGTCGCTGATTGCATGACATTGAAGATCAACATGACACCTTTCGGGTATAGGATGGGCTGCCAGCCAAAAACCGTACCGTAAGATCGCACGGCATCATTTACAGCCTGTGATATCTGATCAGACAGCGCCACTAATCGCGATTGAGAACGGTCCATAGAAAGTATGCCAGAAAGTGGCACAAAACCATCCTGGGTCATTAAAATAATGTCTGAGCCAGCTTTTACGATGCATCGCCGTCCTATCGGCTTACCAATCTCAAAGACGCCGATTAGAGACCATGTAGCGGATGCAGAGGGGTCAATACCGGCGTAGACGATCGCCTCGCCCTCAGAGGTCAAGAATACAGCTACATCGTCCTGGCCGCTGCCGCTATCTCGTGTCCAAGTTCCCATCGCCATAATGAAACCGCCTTTTGATGCGACGCCAGCAAGTGGGAATTTTGTAAACGCTCCTGAGATCGCGTTGACGGCTCCATAATACGTATCGAGGCTGTTTACTTCTCCGCACCAAAGCCTTTTTTGGTGGAGGTTACCCCAGATAAGACTGGTGGCTGTGAGGTCGGCGTGTGTGATAGCGGTCGTCGCCCAGGACGAGCCGTTATACAAAAGAGGTGTATCTTGACCATTGAAGAGCCGAACAAACTGACCGCCCGACGTACCCATGTTAACGAATTGCCATTTGTCGTTGGAGTGACCACTCGAAACCGCTGCGCCAACCGCGCCCGTCGCCGTAACATTATAAATATTTCCTGCATTGGCCGCGAAAAGCTGACCGACGCCGGTTAACGGAATATATTCAATCAAAGACTGCACTGCCCCCGACATGCCGGTCGCCCAGGCTGAACTGCCCCGGCGCACCGTCACCTTATCGGTTTCAGGGAACCAGTTATCCAACTTGATTGCATGGTCTGGCGGCATGTCAGCGAGGCTTTCACGAGTATCCCATCCCTTGGTCGGAGGCGGCAATGCAGCAGAAGTTGATGCCATTTAGAAATCACCTCCATAACTAGCACGGGATGCTTTTGGTGTGCCATCAAAATGACGAGTATTTTGGCTAAAGATGTCACCGGCAGTGAGAACTTTGGTACTCATATTATCAGCCTTAACAAGCAAATCAAAGTAACTCTTGTATTGCACT